CTAAATTAAAATCAGTTGTAGTTTCACGGATGATAGGCTTAGGGTTTTGATACATGGTGAATGTCTCGTACTCCTTGTCCGTTAGCCTTACACCTTTACCATGCTGATCCTTTGCTGTCTTAGCTACCTTACCAGTAGCTGTGTAGCTATGGGTCAGTATCTGTTTCTCGACGGTAGCCTGAAACTCTTTCTGAACTTCTTCTTCTAGCTCATAGAGCTTGGTTTCAAACATAGCGACAAGACCCATAGCTTTCCTGATGTCTAAAAGGAAACCATTGTTACGCTGCTGGTCTACTATCCTAGCTGTGCCGTGTTCTATCCTTACAGAAGTAGGGGTAAAGCCTTTGCTCTCATGCTTTAAAGCATTGTAAACTTTATGATTCAATACTACATCACGCTTACAATACTCTAGCATCTGAGGTGTATACTTTTCCCACGCCTGTTCCTGCTCACCAAAGTCTCCTTTCTTAAAGCCTAGCCTATATCCCCAAGCTTCTAGGCCGTGGTTACCTTCACGGGTAGGCTTAAACAAACGGGATAACACTAGTGTATCGACAACCTTCTTATCAGAAAGGTCTATGCGTCCTAGCCTTTCAACTACAGGGATGTCGTATCCAATTATGTTATGCCCGATCAGTTTGGTTGCAGCCTGTAACATGCTGTAGCCTTCTTCTAACTGGGTGTTGTCAAACGTAAACACATCCTTAGTGTCTACATCCATAGCAACAATACAATGTATCTTAGTTGGCGTAAGCCCATCAGCTTCGATGTCGAACACTAAGTTACTCATAGCTCATCTCCGGTAAATTCATCTGGGTCTGCGAGGTGTGTCTCCCTAAGCCTACCTGTCTCCTGATCATAGAGCAAGTGAGTAGCTACACCTACATCTCCGGTGTACCTAGACTTGAGGACACGCACCTTAGTTGTTGAAGCTTCTAACTCATCGTCAGATTGTTGGTTACGCTCAAGAGCTATCACGCAATCGCTAAGCTGTGCAATGCTCTGACTGCCTCGCAAGTGATTGAGTCCTGTCTCAATACCATTCTCATGACCACGGTTACCATCAACCCTTCGGAGATGTGAGACAAGAACCATACCGCATCCTGTTTCTTCTACTAAGATTCTGAGCCGGTGCATAATACCGTCGATAGCTTTACGCTCATCAGATTCTAATGTAGATAGAACTAACATGTGGAGATGGTCAAGTACAATCCATTTACAATCTAAGCCTATGATCATATAGCGCAGCTTGCTGAAGATGTCATCAACATTATTTACACCATGATGAGAGTGTATCCATACACGGTTCTCGTTGTCCCCCATAAAGACACGCTTAAAATAAGTATCCAGTTCATCGTCAGTAAACTTAGCCTTAACGCTGTCAAGGTGCAGCTTAGCGTTAGCCTCGACAGCCATAATACCTTCGGCTGTCCTTGACCAGCTTTCTTCTAGAGCTATTACACCCACGTTATCTGTGGTCTGCTCGATCAACCAATGCTCAAGCTCTCTGGTAACAGAAGACTTACCTAGCCCTGTACCTCCAGTAAGAGTCACTAGCTCACCAGCCCTAAGTCCTTCTAGCTTAGTGTTTAAACCAAACCAAGGATAAGGGATAGCCTCTACTTTATTATTGCGTAGCTCTTGGTAGGCTGCGAACTGCTCAGAAAGATTTAGTACACCGGATGGCGTATATATCTTTGACTCCCAGAAGCAGCTAACATATGCTGAGTGCCGACCTTGGCGTAGCATATCGTTAGCATCCTTGAAGTCTACCGGCAGCGTCATGATCTTAGCCTTGCCGGGAGTTAACAACTTAGCTATCTCTATCGCTGCTTCCTTACCTACCTTGTCATTATCAAAGTTAATGACAACAGCCTCAAAGGATTCTAGATATTCTAAGTTAGCTTTAACGTCACTCACTCCACTGGAAGCACCTGACTTAACTGAAACTACAGGCCACTTGCTGCCCATCAGTTCATAAGCTGCCATAGCATCACACTCACCTTCTGTCAGTGTAATGAACTTGCCGCCAGCTTTGAAGAGGTTCTCGCCAAAGAGTCCTACTTCTTTAGGAGTCCCAGACCAAGTAAAAGCCTTATCTTTTTTGCGGATTTTAGTGGCTGCTAGTTCATGCCCATTAAAATAAGGGTAGTGGTGACTAGCTACCACGCCATTTACTAAGGTTGCTTTAACGCCATACTTCTTAGCGGTTGCTAGACTTAGCTTACGGTCAGTGAGTTCAGTAAAGATCAACGATGATTGAGAAGAAGAGCTACCAGATCCCTCCATCTTTTTATTCCTCTTATGAATTTCAAATTCAGTTTCTTCATTCTTTCCTGCATAGTAATCGTGGATGTGCTGGTTGCAACTAAAGCAGTGGGCAGATCCGTTATCGTTTATAGAAGCGCCATCACTAGACGCACATAATGTACAGGGTTGATGTAGTTTTACGAATGCCATGATTGTTCCTTAGTTATTTGGCAGAGTTAGTAGTCCGAAACAGTCTCTTCTTCGAGAGACTCAGGCTCTTCTCCCAGAGACTCAGGTTCTTTGTATAGTTGAGCCGCTTCTTTCTTTAGACTCTCAATCAAAGTAATTGCCGAAGCCTTATAGATAGTAGTTACTATCTCAGCTTCCTGTAGTCTCTTGTTGTTCTCAAGAAGGACAGCAAAGATCTGCTGCCCCTCCTGGGAAAACAATGAGACATCGTGTACTACGCCATCTATTTCCATAGTATTCATAGTTATAGTTCATCCTCCATGTCACTATCGATGTCATCAAACTCAGCACCATCAGCAGAACCTACTTCTATCAAGTCAACTACTTGCATTGCTTGGAAGTCTAAGCCTTTGAAGATCTGTCCTTTCCATGTAGATTCCCACTCCTTGTACTGTACCCTAACGCTTGAGCCGTTCCCTACTCTAGCATCGAGAGCATTCTTATGCCTGTCTACTAGCTTAGGTGCTTGACGTACCATGCCGTTAGGGCCATTGACCTTACGTTTAATAACAATAGCTGGGCCTTCATCCATAGTCTTGATGGTGAATCCCCTCGACTGAAACTCATCAGCAACCTCTTGATCAACAACAAGATTGACAGAGTACACAGGTTCAAAGGTTGTGTTGGGAGTTGTAACAGATGCCCAATATGCTGCGCCTTGAAGTATAGCCATTATCTTTTTCCTCTAGTTTTTAAAAAATGAAATGTAATTTTACTAAAGACAGGAAGACCTGTCAAGTTTATTCTACTGCTTTAAAACATCGCAGACATTAGAGCAACAACCCCAAAGAAAAAGGATGCTATAACTAAGGCCCTCAAAACCTGGAATGTTCTTACACCTAGACGATCTTCCAGTTCTTCTCTGCCTTCAGTAAGCATCTGATGTATGTCATCACACATCATTAAGAACTGTGCTTTCCTTGCAGCTAACCACGCTGATATTTTCTTTTTCATACTGCCTCCTATTTATTTTAAATTAATCCTCAGTTTTATAACAAAGGCCATAGCTGATAACAATAAAGGGAAGGCTAATCACCATCCCCTCAAACTCTGCTACCTCCAACTCTACGTTATCCCTTGTGACCCACACAGGTTTGGTGCTGGTAAATTCTAAATCAATACCAACACCATTCCTGAACTCAAAGGTTAACGTCTGTCCAAAAAGGATAAACGTCATGCAGCCTGCCTCATTTCACTAGACACAATGGCAGACCGGATAGCTTCGTGTCTCTGGTTCTTGACTGAAGCTATGTTAGACATAGTAGATTCTCTAGCAGTCCCTGCATGAGTAGACCAATCAGTCATAGCATTGTAAACAGCCCAGAAGTTATTGCCCAGCCTTTTCCTATACACAGAAGTGTACTTGTTCCACATGTATTCTAAGCTAGTGTTACGGCGTGGCATTTTGTTTAAGATATCTTCTGGCTGATGTCCCTCAACAGAAAGTTCTAAAGCTGTAGTAGCCTTCAAAGTCCTTGCAAAGAAATCAAATGCCAGGCGATCAGTCTGTTCCAACTGCTGCCAAACTTTCCAAAGCTCACGCTCTTGTTCAAAGACCGCTAGAGATTTAGTGATAACCCTACCTCCATGCTCAATGTCTAAAGCCTGGGTGTGTTTAGCTTTATAGATTGATACAGCACCAGTAACAAAGACCTGTTTGTTAGTACAAGCCCACTGATTAGCAGCCGCACTAATCATAAACGGCCATGTACCATCAGTCGATGTAAGAGCTAACAAACTCAGTGCTGCGGTATCACCGTCACCAGTTTCATAGGTGTGCTCAGGCAGAGTGTACTGCACAAAAGTCCTAGCACCGTCATGAGATGTATCTATTCGTTCTCTCATGTTGTTCAAGCACAGATCAGAACGCTCCAAGATATCTCTTGTAACATCTATCATGTGCTTGGGCGGCACTGCCTTGTAGCCTTGACCATGCACACCTAACTCTGCACCAGTATCAGTTCTATACACAACAGTCTTAGAACTAGATTGAGGATCTTGATAGATCACATCACCATCCCGATACTTTCGCGGGGTGTAAGTCAACTCCGCAGTATCTATATCGAAATCTGCTGACCCATAACCTCCATCTCTTATAGTTTTAAGGGCTGAATTGTTACTAAACATTGGGGTTACTGTACTCATACTAACTACTCCGGTTGATTTAAAATTAGTTTAACTTAAACGATCTATAGTGTCAACAATAAAACCACACTTGACAACAAAATTAACTTGCTTATACTGCCTTTAAAGTTGTTAACAATTGTATTCAATTATCTTTTTTACTTTTCTTATAAGTTCTTTAAAGCCTCTAAAGTACCTTTAAAGATAGGCATTTCTTTTGTTTCTTTTTCTTCCTTCTTCTCATGGGTAGGGGCGAGAAGCACAACAGTCAAGTCACCATACCCCCACTCAAGTCGAACACTATTAAGTTTCTTAACTTCCATTTATCTTTCTCCTTTCTTTCTATGATAGCGTTCGTTAGTATCCTTACGCCGACATATTTTACAGTACCTTTGAAGCCCATCGTCTTTCCCTCTGTCACTACCATATGCAGCAGCAGGTTTAATAACTTTACATTTGTTACAGAACTTCTCAACTACAGAAACGATTATACCATTAGCCAAATCTTCAGCGGCCTTAGCAGCCTTGAGTCTAGTTAACCTTACTCGTTGTGTGATAGTTAATCTTCCTGGCTGGTTACGATCAACAGCAGCAGGTACTTTAAAGATTAGGTTTGGGGTTGGTACTGGAATGCTGTTTTGTTTTAAGCCCCATCTACTACCCAACCATTTGCCTGCATCTTCATGGAGATAAGAATCAATGTCTCTTTTTTTAACTCTCATTCTTCTGGCTCCTGCTGTAGTCAGAAACCAACACCGCAAAGAACTGCTTGCTAGTTAACTTAAAGCCCAGAAGTTCTGAGTGTTTTTCTTTAGCAACATTGAACGCCTGTAGAAGTTCGCCATTGATAGCTAGGTTCTTAACATCCAAGTTAGCTTTACTCCTTGTAGCTAATTCGTTTTTAGTCAGGCCACTAGGTGGGCGACCACGTTTCCTCTTTACT